AGACGATCATAGAGATTGTCTTCGATTGCTTCCTCTGTAATAGAGAACGCAAGTGCGATAGTTTCGTGGTTGTAACGAGCAGTGTATGCTTCGTTAGCATCGTCAAACGATACGTTAGAACCCTCCGCCTTAGTAGGCGCAGCGCCAAATCCACTCAACATAACTTCCTCCTCGAACGCTCTGTCCGATGATTCCGTTGTGTAGATTTCCGCGTGTTGGTTTTCGTAGCGGTCGTACTCCATTCCAAACAGAGCGTTTAGTCCGGGTTCTAGCTCTTTCGCTAGTTGTGCGCGAGAAATAGCCATTTTCTAAACTCCTTATACGCCTGTCGTGGAAACAGTACCAGCCGCAATAGAACCCGTAGGCGCATTGAAGTGGTTGTTAATACGAACGATTAACGGGATACCAGCCGCAGTAAAGTCGCTGTTATCTGGGTCATCCATGATGCCCATAATACGCAACGCTAACGTGTTGGTGGTGGCGATGGTATTCAAATCAGCGGTCGCTGAAGAAATACCAGTGGTGGTTGAACCGCTGTTGCCTGTCGCAAACGCAATGTTTGCAAAGACCGCCGCACGAACTTCAGCCTCAGTGTTTGCCGCCGCCACAACGTTAGACGTTGCAATGGTAAACAGTTGTGCTGGGTTGTCGTACAAGAACGCCTTTACAGGGAAGTTTGAATCTGCTCCTGATCCGGGCCAAGTGTTCGAAAAGATCGTTTCACCCGTAGTCGAAGAAACATACTCACATCCGTTAAAGACGCCAGCGATTGAGACGTTACCGCCAGCCGCAGCTTGCAGATCGTCAATGACCCCTCCAGCAAGCGGGATAACCGCCATACCTTGAAAGATCGGGTTACTATTGTCCGAAGCTATCCGATACTCGGTTGTACCAGTGGTGTTAGCAGCGGACCCTAGAATGCCATACGGACGTAGCCCGAATGCTCCATTTGAATTTGCCATAATAGCAATCCTCTAAGTTAGTCGGAGTCTCTGCGTGAGCCTCCGAACGATACACGACTTTGCCGACTATTAGATATCGGCATTGAAGGATGTTGCTCCTTCATTAAATCCTGATCGACAGCTACCATCTGTTCGCGGGTCCGGTTCCCGTAGTACGCGGATCGTTCGTCGATAGTCTCGGCAGGTATACGACAAAGCATTAGTCCGCCTTGTCCAATTACTCCTTCATACTTCCCGTCATCAATAACGGGAGCCTCATAGTTTGGATATTCGTCGGAACGAACAGGCTCCCATCCCTCGCGTAGCTTGGCATGGACGTTCATCTTATCCTCTTCGCCGCGCATTGCGACTCGTATCCAACGGTGCACATACCCCGGAGGGGCATCAGGTGCTTCTAGGTGGCTGGGCGGTGCCCAAGGTTTTCTGCGTGAACTTGTTTCACGGGTCTCGCTCTCACGAGGTTTTCGATTAGCCATGCTTTTAATCCTTCACATACTTAGCGTATTCTTCAAGCGGCACGTTTAAACGTTTCGCCATCGATATTTGTGACGGTGATAGCTTAACCGATTTGCGCCCCTGTTTTGCAGTGCTGCGGGATGCGGAAGCGCCAGCGGATGCGACCTGTGCTCCTCCCGTTTTGTTCGCCGTTTGGAACTTGTGCGGAAACTCCACACGCATACGGCGATCAACCTCACTATAGTAGTCATCGCTAGTCGGGTCAAACCCTTCTTGCTCCACCATCTTTTGGTGTATTCCAAAAGCCGCATAGGTCATAACCTCATCAGCGCCAAACCAAGTGTTCTTCTCAGCCCAAGACTGTGCTTTTGGGTCCGGCTTTGCCGCAGGCTTCTCCTGTTGAGAAGCAGGGGCAGGAGTCATGGTCTCTTCCCGAGCAACTTCTGTCTTATCAGAACGCTCTTTAGCTATGCGCAAACGCTCTTGCTCAATGGCAATCTTGGACATGGCCTCTTGAGCCTCGACCATCTTATCCGCGTCACCCGTTTCATGAGCCTCTTTGAACACTCGTTTAGCTGCGTCCATCTGAGCTTCAACTCTACCACCATACTCAGACAAGTATCCTTTGTCCAAATTCTGCATGCGGTCTTTAAGCTGCTTGTTCTCATTCATAAGCTCTTGAGCAACGCGAGTAGCTTCTTGGCTAACGCGCTCCTCGTTTCGATACTTCTCCGTAAGCTTGGAGATGCGCTTTTGAACATTTGCGCTGTAGTTCTCAAGCTCCTCACCGTCTTCTTGCTTTGACGGCTCCGCCTCTAAAGGAAGTTCTGCCTGTTCCGGTTCTGTCTCCGGAACATCAATCTCTACCTCTACAGATTCTTCTTCGATAACAGCCTGTTCCTCTGCCATTGTTGCCTCCTATATATGCTTAATATCATCAGGTTCTAAAATAGTGGCTATAACCTCGTCATCATTAATGATGCGAACCTCCCCGCCATCTATCTTAAACCTAGAGCCGGAGTATCGGCCTATACAAACCCAATCACCCTCTTTGCACCAAGGGTCTGCCTGCGTTCCAAACTTTGAAGGATCATCATATGCTAAGGGTCCAAGCTTTAAAACATAAGCAACCACAGTAGCCACAGCCTCTCGGTCCCTAACCTCATCAGGGATATGTAAGCCTCCAGTGGTTTTGGTGGCCCCTTGATAAGGCATCACCAAAAGCCTCCAACCCGTGGGTTGAGGTAGCCTATCAAGAAGAGATTTATCTAAAAGGTCCGGATCAAGCACTCGGTCCTTGGCGTCAACATACGCGCCATCAACAATAGAAGGGTCCGAAGCATCGGCCTTTCCTTTGTTCATTTTTTGCGCGAGATGTTCAGGAAGAAATAAGGTCTTCGACATCTTCTGCGTTATTCTCCAGCAGGGTTTTTAGCTCTGATCGCGCATAGGAAAGTCCCCGTATCTCTCCCACCAAAGATTTATAATGCTCCCAATCTTTGGCAACATCATTCGCTAGAGCGTCCGCGAGTTCCTGTTCACGCTCTCGCAGCACCTTATACAAGTACGCAGCTAATGCAACACCGTCCATCAATCTTCCTGATACAAGTTATTGAATATCTTGTTTACGTCCAGAGTGTAATCAAGGTCAGACTTTGAGTAGTGTACTTGTTGAGACGGCCTAAAATCTGGCGCACCCTCCCCAACCTCAAACCACGCTGGATGCGTAACCCGAACTCTGTTGTTAGGTAACGCCACTATATTCCCTGTCCAATCTCCAGCATCCAATAGCTGGAGAACATGCGACTGCTTGTGTTGAGCAGGGTCATCAGCAATCTCACTTTCCGTATAGTCCACGGTAAATAAGTATTTTGCCGGATACATCTCTCCATCTATCTTTGCCATCCAAGGACAGGGGGTGGCTCTGTCCATAACGTAAACGGCATGATGGTGTGACGAACAATCCCACGGTTGAGCATCATACGTCTGCATGGGATCAGGCCACTCCTCCAAAGGAATGTCCGCCACCAACGCAGTGATAGGCATCCTTGCCCACATTGCTCCGCCATGTACTGTGTCTTCTTCCTCGTCCTCTGCCTCGCAACCCGTGAAGATAACTTGAAAACTAAGACACCTATTCGGCATCGAAGTCACACCTATCACCATCGCATGCAGGAACTCTCCGTGGTACTGCTCATGATTATGAGTATACTCACGCCTCACCCATGCCTTAAAATAAGGCACGTTAGAATGTAAATAAGCCATGTGTTATTTTTTAGCGCGACCGCCCTTTTTCATTTTTACTTTAGTGCGACCACCAACCTTCATACCCTTGGGTTTAGCGCGACCACCGACTCTCATGCCTTTGGGCTTCATCTTAGCGCGACCGCCATCCATCATCTTCTTTTTGTTTCCCGTTTTGCCACCGTTACGGTAGCCCTTTTTCTTCATCGCCATGTCCGGCTCCCTAGATAAAGTATATGTATTAGTATACAGGACTTTTTTCTGTGTCAATTTTCTTTGGCACACAATACGCAACAACACGATCTTTAGCCGCAATACCGTGAGAACTGTATCTTTTCACCAGAAGTGAAGCCATCGCATTACAGTGATCTACACGGTAAAAGTACATGTCTTCAACAACCAGCTCTCTTGATGCTCCATAACCCACGAACAACAAGAGAGCAAAGACATACATCAGAACATTAATTCAAAATGCGGAGCATCTATGAAGGGCCTACGCGCCTGTGATCTTCGTGTATCAATATACGAACACATAGCGTGTTCTGCTGTGCCTTCGTAAGCGCCAAGGTCATCAATAGTCCACGCCGCGCCCCACCTCAGCTTAACCCCCGCTGCCTCTGCCGCTTCCTTCATAGCATCGGCAATCTCATCATAAAGGTTAAGCTCCCAACGACCTCCGCCATCACAATAAGCCATCAAGTCTACCGCGTTACCGTCAATGTGTTTTGACCGCATGGTTTGAGACGCCCCTTTTGCAACTAACGCCTTCTGCTCCTCTATCGTTCGCAGGCCGCAGATCACACTGAAGTCCTGCTTCGTAACGCCGATGGCGTACTTCACGACAGTTACCAGATCGTCGTTGACCCCTTCTAGCCTTGACAGGCTTCGCTTTCCTAACTTGTATCCCATGATTCATCCTTTCTTTGCTATGAGTCTAGCCTGTTGACGAATAAGTTCCTGTTGTTTCTTTAAGTCAAGCCACTGTTGGTCAGCCTCAGATAGCTTTGGAAAAGGAACTACCTTATCTGTCATTTGGCTGCGTACTTAGAGATGGCTCTATTACCAAACCAAAATGCCAATACCGCACTGAACAATCCAGAGGTTTCGCCATCCCACATTAGATCAACGGCCTGCATCCAATCACCACCAGCCTGCGTAACCTTAACCATAATCACAACCTTCGTGGCTACGAACAATCCGAAAAAGGCATAAGTAATAATAGGACGAACAGAACCCCGAAGACCGTTGATAAATCCTCCAGCGTCGATAGATCGATCATGTGCATACAGCCCCCTTGTTTCTTCAATGTCCGCCTTCTTGTCTAACTCAACAAGCTTCATCTCAGATCGTCTTTGAGCAAGCTCTGTTTCTAATTGCATCATTTCCATGCGATGCTTCTGCGCTTGGTTTGCCTTGAAGTAATCAAGAACAGACGGCAGGAACGAACTGCCGAAACCAAGTAAACTTCCCAGTAATGCCATCATTTTTCTGATCCTAACCATACGGCGAATGCGCCTGTCATAGCTCCCGTTACGGTTGCAGTCAGCGCAGTAGCTTGCGTACTAACAACATCCTGCGGCAACGACATAAACCACTCAATCACTCTTATATACATAACAGTCATCACCAACATCATAAGCCGAGGCATAACCTTCCACGCCAAAAACTTCTCCATAGTCATTAGAAACCTCCTTTCAGGCCATCTAATATCTCCGATAAACTAGGGCGTT